TGACACAGTTGTTGACAGTCTTGCCAAACATCTTTTTGGTGCCTTTCTTCTCATAGCCGTCCCAACACTGCTGACCTTCGTCAGCCTTTTCAGTCTTACTATCCATACTTTGCTGAAACTTCTTCTTCATGTCAGCATAGAACTTTTCTTTGGCGTCCAGGTCAATGCCATGTTTGTCCCTGAGCCGTTTATTGAATCTGTCCTGAGCAGACATTCTAGACTTGGCTTCATCCATGTCATCCCCCTCTGTAAATAAATCTGGATTTTGTTGTCCCCACTCCCTCATTAAAATGCCTGCCAATGCATTGGCTTCATTCTCGTCTTTGCTACCTGTGTCACCACAGGGAGTATGTGTTGTCATCTGCTTGCAGTGCACGAGTTCATGTGCAAGTGTGCGCATGATATCCATCTGATGTCTGTCAGCCACAACTATAGTCACACTGCCATCACTCATGTCAGTATATCCCAAAGCGTTGGTATCATTTGTGCCTTTTAGTGTAAGATCAGGACGATCTATGCCCAACTTTTCACAACAATAATCAGCAAATTCATGTATGTGCTGTTGTTTTTCAGTGGCACATATATTATTGAGATCAGAGGATTTCATCTTGGGAATTTCCTGATTCTTTGATTACTTTACGAATGCCGCGCTCAAATTTAGTGCCATCTTTGCCGCGTATGCTATTAATTAAACGATTTTGCAGATCCTTGGCAGTATCTGCATCGTAATGCTGTTCAATCTGTTCTATGAGATTGATTGCACCCTGGATAACATGCTCAGCACGATTTCTCACAACATGGTTGCGGTCTCGATCCTTGCTGATCTGATTTAATTCTTCCAGTATGCTTCTGGTTTTAGCCATGATAATACCCGTAAATTATTTACAGTATTTATCATTTTCTAGATTTTAAAAACTCCTTTAGGTGCATGGTAGCTGCTACTGCATCTGTGGCTTCTGCACTTTCATCATGGGCATCATCACTCACACTGCCCTGTCGCTTTAGTTTGTCCATGATACTACCAGCAGTTAGTGTGGTAGCATCAGCTTCGCCCTCCTCCAGGTCCTCAATGCGCAAGGTGTCTACATTAAATTTGAGGTCTACTTTGCTACCCACACCACTACTACTTCTGGTCTTCATAAACTGCACCTGATACCTGCCACGTTCACGCATTGCGTTACTTGTAAAGATACCTATGACATTGTCTGCAGTGTTGATCTTTGATATACCACCAGCAATATGACTGTGATCATATTCTATTTCTTCCACTGCGCTTCTGCCTAACTGTGATGCTGTGACATGGAATATGTCACGTTCAACAGCTAGATTTCTGAGTTCTTCAGATACATACTTGTCTTTCACAAATAAATTTTCAGGACTAATTTTTGCATTGATAGGCATCATCAAGTCTAAATAATCCACAAGTAAGGCATCTACCTTTATGCCTGCCTGTATCTCATACTCCCTGAGAAATACTCTGATGTCATTTGCATTGATACCACTGGGCATCTGTTTTACTCTGAACTTGCCAGCACCCTTGGATTTCATTCTGACTTTTAGTGCTACATCATCCATGTTGCGCATGATCTCTCTGGCGCCATAGCCAGTCATCATGCTGTCCAATCGCATACTAATAAGTTGCTCTGATAGTTCCAAACTAATGTAAACAACATTAAGTCCTGCAAGTGCCCAGTTTACACCCAAGTTCTGTAGAAACAAACTCTTACCACCGCCACTGGGTGCGGCAAAGATTGTTATCTCTGCTCTGTTTAAGCCACCATATAATTTCTGATCAATGCCTGCCCAGCCTGTGCTAGTAGCGCCTGCCTGTGCTTTGATCCACTCCAGACGCTCCTTGGGATCATCAAAATACTCCAAGCCCAGGTCTTTTACAAGTCCTATCTGTACTGCTTCCTTGATCTTTGCTTCCACGGCACCGTAGTTCTGCTTCTCCAAATCATCAGTACTTGAAATGATTGCTCGCTCAAGTCCCTTGTGTCTGCAAAATGTCTCAAACTCATCTAAAAACCAATTCTGATGATCTGATGTTACGTTGGGTATGATATCCAACTTTAAGGCACCCACACTGTTGATCTGTTCCAGTGTGGGCATAGCATTGTGGTCAGTGCTGTGACTCATCATGAGATCCACAGCGGCTCTAAACTGTCTGTCAAAGTGCCTGGCATCCACGATGTTCTGGCATCTAGCAAATAAATCTGGGTCTGATACCAAAAACTTTAGGAACATCTCCTGAATTTCTGGGGTATATTCGGTTATGTCAGCCAATTATTTTCTCCATTGTGTTATAGCATCTTAGTCTTTACTTGTATTTTTATTTTGTTGTTTGTTGCGTGTTCCATGATACTACTAAGTGTAAGTAATCTACCATACTTACTCACAGCATCACCTGCATCCTTGCAGTCATGGCTCCAGGGCGGAAAGCTCACGTCCCAGCCTAATTCAACTGCCTGCTCTATGAGTTGTTTTCCTGGGCGATCTCTGTCTGGGCATAGTACTACCCTGATTCCTAGTTTATCTATCAGATGCGCTTGCTCAGGTGTCACACTATTTCCCATGACACTCACACCTTCCAATAGGATAGCATCAATCAAGCCCTCACATACCACAACAATTTGTCTGTCACCACCAGTAAATCTGTCTATGTTAAACACATAGCCTGGTTGTATGCTTTGCAGATACTTTGGGGTACTACTATTAGGAGGGTTTATGTGTCTGCCTGACCATCCCACAATATCATTGTTAAACAAAAATGGCATGGTTACCCTTTTACGATACAAGGTACTATCAATATGAAATAGGGGATACAAACCCAGGATGCCACGATTTCTGGCATACTCCTTGATGTCATGACCGTCAGGCAAATCCTCTATGTTGGTTGCTTCTCCTGGCAAATCCACAGTTTTAAACTTGTGAAAGTTTATGTTATATTCTGTGTGTAGATCAGCTTGATCTAATTCTTCACTATACCTCAGCAAGTCCAATTGAACTTTATTAAGCTCTGACAAGCTACATCCGAGCTTCTCAGCAAGTTCCTTGTATCGTTTGCTAATACCCGGGTATGGTGTCCAGGCAGCTTTGGCACCACAATTAAAACAGTGGAATGCTATCTTGGCGCCAGTTACTATTACGCCGCCGCGTTTTCGCTTTTCGTTACAAACTGGACAATTGAAGGTTACCCAGCCAGAAGGTGTTTTACTATGTCTGGCAGGTAGATTGTCCAGAACAAGGCGATGAACACGTTCAACTATGGAATCGATCGGCATAGTTAAGTATAACACACAGATCTAGAATTTGTCAATTCCTTAACATTACTTTGGACAGAGTGTCGACGTTGCCATCATCTGGAGCATTAACTACTCTTAGCCAGGATACCGCAGAACTAAAATTGCTGTAAAAAACGCCATTGCTTGGATCAGCATTGCTAAATGCAAATGTTTGAAGGTCGAACCAATCTGTACTATCTATGGAAGTATCTGGTGAATAAGGCAAACTACTTGCTTGGATCGTGATATTTCCAGTGTAGCCCTGAGTATAAAATGACATTGTGTGTTGTGCATTTGAAAAATTTCTATCTAAATTTCCCATCAAATTACTTGTAGCGTATACATTAGCGTTTGCTGTGTTAGAAATAAGTATATTGGCATTGGCTTCCTGAGTTGGTACTGGATAACTGTAGGATTGGTCTGTAATTTCCATGGTAAAAACAATATCATTCTTTTGATTGCTATACAAAGGTTCCTCGTGCAATTCGTCCCTGGTTACAGTAAAATAACAATGATACAGGCCAGGAACTAAATTTATAATATCCCCCTCCAGTAAAGTTAATTTGGCTATGCCTTTACTGAGCTGATCAGGTTCCAATAGTTTGCTGACTACCCTGCGTCTGGTAGTTGGATCTACAATATAACATCTGATTTGATCAGTAGTTATGGTTTGGAGTTTACGATCTCTGTCACGTATGTTGAAGTATATCGTGTTAGTCAAACCTCTATGTGCTACAACGTGTCTGGGATTCATATTTCTATTATCAACCTCTAAACCATATGCTGTGTAAACTAGATCTATTTCAGTGCGATACTTATAAAGTTTATTATCATGCATACTCATTTATAGTATTTATCTTTATCATAAGTCATAAATAACTCTGAACATGGAAAATCCCTATACAGAATTTGAATTCCTTACTGGTTTACTTTACCGTGAAACAGAATACATTGGCATAGTCGTAAATTCAGATAACCATTTGATTACCTTCTATGATCTGGACTCGTTGCCCAGTGCAGAAGCACAAAAAGCATTGCTAACATTGGGGGATTTATGGTGGTGGGAAAGTAATAGGCAAATTCCCATAGATGTTTTTTTGCACATAGAAATGGCTCCTTTTAAGTCTTTTCTTAAAACTGTAGTGACCAAAGATACTGAAGTAATGTATGGTCCCATGATAAGTTTACAAAACTTAATTCGCAAAAGAATTAAAAGAAGAACTGTGCAACTTATTAAAAAAGTTGACTAAAGATTTTCCACCAGTAAATTCAGTTGTACACATATTGCTAGTGCAAACGCCACAGCGTGAGCTTTCTTAAAGTGATATTCATTATTTGTAGGTTTTTCCCACACAGATTCTGCGATATATTCAAAACTTTTGCCAATTAAATGACGTTTCGCTGGACGTATTATTGCTAGTATCACGGCTAATTCCAATACATTACAGGGTTTGTATTCACTGACAATGTCAAAATGTCGATTTATGTGATATAATTGTTCCACAACTTCTCGATGTTCCAACAATTCCCACATGGGCTCACGATCCACCAAACGATCTAAATGTGCAATGTCCAGTACATCCTTGTAAATATAATTGTTTAGAAAATCCACCTTAAAATAACCCTGTGATTCTGCTATTTTATGATCTATTTGGGCATATCCTGCCAGAGGGTCTGTGGGTATATTCTGAAAATAAACACCAGTATTATGCTTAGTTTTTTTGCCGTGGTTTTCCACACACGCTGGAATATGTCGCATATGCTTTAGAATACGATCTCTGTTTGCACAATCAATATCTACGTCAAAATCAATCTTCATAAGTAATCACAAATTGTTTACTATGCCAATTTCCATGGACGCAATGCATTAACTCATGACCATATCTTTCTGGACGATATTCTAAACTGGGATCAACAGTGTGTATTTCACAATATTTCCCATCTGCTTCAGCAAAGGCAAGCATTAGATCAGTATTTGGGTAATCCCTCAGAGTTGCCTCCAGTCTGAGTTGGTCTAAACTTTCATAATATACCATGTTAACACGAATGTTTTGTTGTGTAAAGTCTTTGCCCTCAAAAATATAGCCGTCGGTCGCTTGAGGGTTTGCTGTGAGTGCCACAGCAATAAAACCCAGAGTGCCCAATACAATAGATAAGATCTTAATCACTCATGATGTCCAAGGGAAAGATTTTACTAATCACTTTGGCGCATTCCTGCGCAATGTCCATGTGTTCCTGCTGTGTTCCGTTAGCGCCTCTGAGTTCAATATAATGTACCCAACTTCTGAGAGTTCCATTCATGTACATACGGCTTACAGTATTACCCTCTGGTAGAACTACTCTGGCTTGCTCCTTGGCTATGCCTTTGTCCATTGCCCATTGATAAGCTGCTTTGGCTTCGTTGATTACTCTTTTTTGCATAATAGCCCATACTTCATGTGTGCTGGCATCGTCTGTGGGGATGCTGTTCTGACGGTTCTTGGGGTCTTGTAAGCGGGGCTCACGGATAACAAAGTCTAAGTCAGTTGTGGGATCAGCATATCGCTGACTAAACTCTTGAAAACTAAAACTACGATGTCTGAGAATTTGTCTGGCAATGTCACGAGTAGTTTCAATCTCCATACAGGCACTAACCATCTCCAAAGGGCTCCAATGTTTGTGTTTTATCAGATATTTTACTAACTTTTCAGACGTTTCCTTGTTGTTCTGATTGCTAGGGTTACTCACTCTGGCGCAATAAGCAATTAGGTCCAAAGCAGTGTCTGTTTCAAACTCAGCAGTTCCCTGACTGTAACTAATAAGTTTTACCTTCAATGTATGGTCTCTGTGTTGTGATTTGTGGGACTAAAGGTCTGAACCTCGTGTCTGAGCTCATAGATTAACTCGGCCATCTTTTCAAAATCTTCTTCTGACATCGCTGTTTTATAAATACTCATTGCTACCGCATTCATTACTGCCGCAATAGCCAAGGCATTGTGCTGTGAACTCAAGTCTGTTGCTAGATTTGCGAAAGTTTCATACAGAGTATCAACTTCCTGATCTTCATTTAAGTCTTCTTCTTCCATTTTTGTGTATTCCCATCCTTTGCTCTTGCATCACTGGCCATGGCACCATAGCCTTTACGTAGTTTATAAAGTGTACTAGAATCCAAACCCTTGGTCTGATCTATGGCTTTCTTAACTGCCTCCAGTTCACGCTGTCGTGTTTCTGTCTGATAGCGCTGTAACTTATTTAACACCAACTCATACATTTCATAGATTTGTCTGGTAGTTAGTGGTTTAATTAGGTCGCGAGCTTCCTTGAGATAGTTTCTGTCATCAATATGAACTGCTCTGCGATCATAATTTTCGTCCTGATATTTTGGCATGTTTGCCTCCTATATGCCTGCTGTTTTACACATGCTTTCGACTTCGTCGGTTTCTTCCTTGTTTTTAATAAAAACTCTGACCCAAAATTCCACATTGATCAAAGGTTTTACCATTTCCACTTGCTCATTAGTCATTCTGCCCAATAACTCCACACCACTCTCTGACAAATGCAATACCCAGGGACTGACTCTGGCGCTGCGTATGTCATGCACTGCTCTGGATGCACTAACTATACGAAAGTATTCCTGCCAATCACATTCGTTTTCCACACTCCACTCTGCCAGATACTTAATAGTACGCTCCAGAGCTCGCATGCCGGGTTCTTTCTTTACGAATTCCAACAAGTATTCATCATAGATTTTGTCCTTGCACCAATCCTGTAGTTTCTTGCCCTCTCGAATTAACCATTCTGCAAACTTTTCAGGTTCCATGTATTCATTTAAAATACAGGATCTGCCAAATTTCGTAAAACCCTCATAATACTGGCTGCGAATAAAATCTTCCTGTGTTTTGGGTTTTGTGCTATTTGTGTTGATCTCATAAAATATCTGGAATGTGCGATGAGCCAATCTAACATGAGTCATATCCTTGTCAGCCCATCGTCTTTTTCTGGGACACATATGGGCACTCAGAGTTCTTTCTGTTCTAAAACTCTTTTCACACCACTTACATGTCAGCTCATCACTCATTTAAATAACTCTTTGATCTCCTTGTCGGTCATTCCATTTTCCAAAGCAAGTTCCCTAAGCTCTGTCTTATCATTTAATTCCATGATCAAATCTATCTCATCTGATTTTGCCAGGGGATACATCTCACTTAACCATTCTGCTATACGATTCTTCTTTTTGCGGCTAGTGGGAGGTTTGATATAGGGATGAAATTCTTTTTTTCCTGAACCACACAGAGTAAACAATAACCATTGTAACTCTGGATGTTTGCTAAGATCTGAGAAGTTTTTGTTCACACACTCATTTACCATGAACAGATAACTTGCGGCATTGTTGCCCTGCACACTGCTGGCATACCTCATCATCATCCATGCACTAAATGCCTTAATCTGCTCGTCATTAAGACCGTCATACCAATCACGACGCTTTCGGTCGATAGCAAGCATTACATCAGCCAATGGTATCTGTGGCTTTTTAGCCATCATGCATCTCCCATGTACTGTCTGATGTATATCTATAGCTAGCAACAAAAGTATATTTGTCCCACTGGTGGGGGTCAATCATACTCAGCATGTAGTGACTACCAGTGTGATATAAGTGATAAATTTTTCCCACCTTGGGTATAAAATTATAGTGACTATTATACACTAAGTCTGTGTGTTTTGCAAGTGATATTAAACGATCATATTCAGCATTAATTTGCCTGAGTTTTTCCTGGAAAAAACTACTAGCTGCTACCCCGCGTTCGGACTTTATTAAATCAGAATTCGATAATGTAATAGCAGGGGAACTACTTGTTAAACCGTAGGGAAGCAGATTAGGCTTTGAGGTGTCATCCAATGAGATCACCAACATTTAGATCGCACACTTTATTTGCTTCCTTAACAAAGAATGCGCATTTGGGATTATCACCACTTTCCAGTGGTATACTCAGGATGTGCCCATTTTTAAGCTTGGGAAAGTACCACACAATATCCTGAAATATGTTAGTAATTTGTATGTCCAATGACTCCAACTTCGAAGTATGAAATGGATTGAGTGCCACAGCTTTAAAACCTCGGTTATTCAGACTCGCCAATGGCAATACCTCAACACTTGTAAAATCCTCATCGCAAATCATTATGCTCCAATCCATGGGCATTTGTATTTCAAACTTACCAATTTTTAAGCAAATTGCCGGTGCATGGAAACTTTCTAAAAAGATCAGTGGTAACCAAAAATAATCTACATCTTCACGATCTGTAGCATCCAGAACACAGTATCTGATATCATCTATTTGTTCAGGTACAGTATCTAATTCGTAGCTAGTATTATCTACAGTTAGTATTTTCATTTATACTCCAATTTGGTCAAGTTATATTTAAATTCTTTTTCAGCATAGAACGCCTTACGCTTGGTAAGATGTCGCTTGCTGTACTTGAGGTCTGAGGTTATGTCATATACTGCTACATAGTCCTTGTCCTCAGCCTTACGGATGCCTCTGCCGATACTCTGGATCACTCTGACAAATGATTTACCAGGCTCGATCATTACGAGATTGAAGATCCTGGGTATGTTGATACCCACAGCAGCTACGCCATATGTCGCAACAATAACCTTGTTATTGGTCTCTGATACTTCGTCATACTCGTCCTGACGATCTGCGGTCTTCATCTTGCCGCTCACAAACACCCAGTCAGGGTTTAGATCTTTGAACATATCACCAGTTGCAATGCGATCAATTAGCACCAATGTGTTTCCACTACCTGATATTGATTTTATCATGTTACTTATTTCGCTGATACGAGCCGGGTCAGTTGTGAGCCACTTGAGTTCCTGAGCATAGCCAGCAAATCCCAGGGGTGCGTCTTTCATCTGGAATATGTTGATGTCTAACTTGGCTAACACGCCCATGTCCTGTAACTCTTTGCTGGACAGTGATCCTATGACTGGACCCAGGGCGCTGGTAACACCAGTTGCTTCATGCTCGTCCTTGGGCACTGTGCCAGTGAGTCCCCAGCGTAGGGGTACGTTTCTGAACATGCCGCTCAGTTGGTCACGCAATACATCTGCCTTGGCTTTGTGTACCTCATCCACCATGATGAGCACTACATCCTCCACAAACTCGTCTATGGGCACCTCAGCCTCGCCTTTCTTGGTAGCCTTCTCCAACACTGCCAAACTCTGCCAGGTACATATGGTGTGCGTTTTACCAAACTCTTTACGGTCTCCAAAGTACACACCCACATCCAGGCCCATGTTTTTATAGTCACGTTCTGTCTGTGTAACCAAATCCTTGTTGGGCACAATAACCATGCTACGACCCAGGTGCTCTACCTTCTGACTCAGCACTGCTGTGATTAATGTCTTACCAGCACCAGTAGCAATCTCTTGCAGACATTGTGGGTTGTCCAGGAAGCGGTTGATTGCAGCTACCTGATAGTCTCTGAGTATAATGGGTTCCCCAGCCGCTGGGTGTCGCTTGGGCCACATCACATGGTCATATGATGTCTGGCTAACGTGTTCAAATTCCAAGTTGTGTGGTGTTCTGTGATCTTCTATTTCAAGCTCATAGCCTGCTTCCACTACTATGGGTAACAGTTTTTCCAATAACTGAAAGTATGTACGCCCAGCCACATCACAAAAACTCACCTTGCCATTCCAACGGCCTAGTTTGTATGCAGGCATATACATGGCGTGGGGCAGAAAGAATTCTACCGCAGCATTTAGTTTGCGTCTAGTTTTGGGATCAACATCTTTAAAATGGACATTGACTTCGTCTTTTATCACTAGGGTGCATTTCATAATTTATTATAACACGTGGTTATTGAGTTCGTCAAGATAACGAAAATAAAAAAACCCCCTGTACCGGCTCGGCCAGGGGGGAGTATGGGCGCCTGCCTGGGCAGGACTGTAGGAGTTATGCGCCCAGCCTCTTCATGCATGTTGCTTCAGTAAGTTCTTTCCAGGTATCTGGAGACATTTTACGCAAGTCTGCGACCTTGAGCACCATGCGAAGCGAAATCTCCCTGAGACGCTTGGCATTTATCACCATAAAGTCAATGATCTCCTTGTTAGCCTCATCGCCAAACTCATACTCGTCGAGCATGCCGTCCCTGACAATTTGATTAATGCGCAAAAAACGATCACGTTCTGAGTCCATCTCCAGGTCAATGTAGTGACATCGTGACATCAGTGCCGCCAAGTGGTCCTTGATCTTCTTAGATCGAACATTCTCAAAGTTAACGTTGGTAATAAACACAACACCTGCTCTGAACTCAAAGCGATCTGGGATGCCTTCACGGCGCAGTGTGCTGGACTCTGCCTTCCAGGTAATGGTACGTTTCTTGCCTGAGTCCAGGACTGCCTTGAGCATGTTCAGACATACTTCGTCAAACAACACTGAGTCACAGTCATCAAACACTAAAATGTTACCAGCACTAGAGTTATGATACAGAGTCTGGAACAAGCCAATGGGAGTCATCGAACCCTTTACAATTTCTGTGCGAGTGCCTTCGCCTGATAGTTTAGACATTGCGTCATACTCGTCAAGCACCTTCTCAACACCAAACGACTTACCTACGCCAGGAGGGCCTGACACAATCAAGCCACGCACCACGCCGTTAGCCACAGCGTCTGACATATCGTCCAGAATCTTAAAGCGGCCCGCGATACGGTCCATGGCTTCAGCATCAGTTTCCTCTGGTTGTTCTGGTGTTTCGACAACTCCAGTATACTCCACGTCACGCTCGTCGTCCAGCATAACTCGCAAATTTCGATTTGGAAAACCCAGGGGCTCACCATCCACAGTCACAAATAAGCCCTTGTTGCCTTTGCTTACGGGCTTGACGAGCTCAAACACAGTGTTGACAACAGGCTTCCTGGCGTAAACACCCCTTTTAATTACTATCTTAGACATATGGCCTCCTACAGCACTTGTCGTTTCTTTAACCTACACATATATGATAACACATTCTGGGGATATGTCAACCCCTGAATTAAAAGTTTGCTACAGTACCAGTGTTGATGTCACGCATTTCAAGTACCACATATGGACACTCTACAGACATGGTTACACTACCTGCCCATTTGCAAGCATCTTCCCAGTTTACAAAACCCATCTTCTCTGTGGTGTTCATGCCCTCTAGGTTGCCATTGAGGTGGTACTTGGTGATCTCTACCTGAGTTGAATTTTGCATGTTCTCTCCGTTTCTTTAACCTACACATATATAATAGCACATTTCTGTGATCTGTCAAGCCTGTAAGTTATTGATTTCCTTGAAGATGTGATAATACTTGGAATAATTACCTGGGGGGCGGGGTCTATTCCCCCGTCCGTTTTCCCAGGATATATTGATATTAACACAAATCCTGAGATTGTCAAGTCTTTTTAACTAATGACTATGTCTTCCATGCCTGCTGTTCTGAGGCGAGTGATGTGACCGATTTGCCACTGTTTGGTATCCAGGCCCTTCATGATACCCAGGTACTTGTTGCGAAGCATACTGAACTGATTGCATAGCTCTGTCAGTGAGATCACACTGTCCTCACCATCCACGAACTTATCTGCGTCGCGACTAGTGAGCTGCCTGTTATAGGACTCTAAATATGTGCGGAATACTTTACTGCGCTCTTTGCGTAATTTTATGTTGAGGTGCTCCAGGATAGCTTCTATCTCCTGGAGCTGATTAAAACGTTGTTCAGTGATGCCTGGGAGGGCAGCCGAGAGTCGCTCCAGGCTGCCTTTTATACCACATTCGTATTTGGCTTCCTCGAGTTCATTCTCGAAGTAGTCTATACATGGCACAATGTTAGATAAATCATCAACTATCTTGTTGTACCAGGTACTCATGTGTTATTCCCATTCATCGTCTGTGTCGTCTGTGTCATCATCATCGTCATAATCACCAAAATGACTAACAATGGCAGCTTTCATGATTTTATCAAACTCATTGACATCAGTTACAATATCTTCGATATCTGATCCATCATCAAAACAGCGAAGCAAGGCCTCAGCAAGTTCCACACTGGCGTTTTTAGGCGCGTGTAGTTTTACTGTGGTCCATACTTCATGCAGTAGTGCTACTTCAGGACTCATCTGCGTATTCCTCTGTGACTGGTTCTAAATCAAGTTCAGTGGGGTCAACGTCCTCTGGCTCAGTGTTGTCAACCATGGGATTTTGTCCCCACTCATCTATAATTACCTGAAGTTTATCTGAAGTCCAGCCTTTCCTGAACTCTTTGATAACTTCACCTGTCACTGGAGATACATACGCCAGTTTGTTTCCTTCCTTGACTAGGATACCACGAGCTTCACACATATCCATCAGGCCACTGAATGGATCCATGCCACGCTCATATGGAATCTTAATCTGCACTCCTTCAAAAGGCTTGCTATAGCGGGTCTTCATTACTTTACAGGCTGAACGGATACCATGTACCTGAGAAGTTTTATTTCCTGACTCGTCTTCCTTGAGCTTGAGTTTCTTCATTGCTACAACAATACTTGATGCGTAAATAAAACCTTGTCCGCCTGAGATCTTGTCATCAGGGTCGAACATATCTTGTGACGCATAGGTGTGATTGGTTGCTACAATTCCCACTGGGAAGGGTGCAAGTTGGTTAACCATGTTACGAACCAAACTTGTGAGTGCTTTGGGCTTACGGCCCATGTCACCCTTCATGTCACCCTTCTGGAACTGATCAACGTCAGTGGGCGTTAACAACATACCCAGGCTGTCAATCACAAACAAAACCTTGGGCATCTCTGAGTATTCCAGATCGCCGTACTTGGATTTGTAATCTTTCATGAACTCACTTAGTGTCTTGGCAACATCATCAATCATGCTCACAAGAATTTTAAGTAGTTTCTCAGGACTGGTGTCAACATCCAATGCCTGTAGCCAGTCCTCATCCAGAGCGTTCTCTGAATCAAACAGTACTACCTGACACCCAATGTCCTGAGCGTTTTTAACAATGTTACCCGAACAAATAAACGACTTACCTGAGCCGGACTCTCCGGCAAATACGCTTACCTTTCCCAAGGGGATACCCTTGTTAAAATCTCCTGAAATAAGATAGTTCAGGGTATGATTGCCTGTGCTGACCCAATCTTGTGGGTCATGGAACCCCGCACTGATGCCACTAATGCTCTTAGTCACACCCGTGCGGAACTTACTTAGGTCAAATGGTTTCTGCATTGTTTACTC